GAGGACACGGGGCTGACGCCGGAACGCTGTGCCGAATTTGCGCGAGCAGACGCGGAAGGACGGTACATCGTAATGCGTGATGCGGAGCAGGAGGGCGTTGCCCGCCTGCGCGAGCTGGCCGAGGCCGACAAGGACGGGCGGCTGGTGGTGCTGCCGTGCAAGGTGGGCGATACGGTGTGGGCGAATCTTGACGGGATGCGGCACACCCGCAAATGCGTCATAGAATTTGCGAACATTGGAAGTCATGTTACGACCATTGTATTTTCTACAGTAGATGGATTAAGAGAACAGTACGGGGTCAATCCTGTCTCATTTGGCAAGACCGTATTCCTCACCCGCGAGGAGGCGGAAGCGGCATTGGAGGGGATGAAGGATGCCTGAATTGAAATCATGCCCGTTCTGCGGTTGCGACAGAATTTCTGTACAGTATCTATACTTTAGACCCTATGTTATTTGTGAGAAATGTCACGCACAAATCCCTTGCTATAACACCTACGCAAAAGCGAAAGAAGCATGGAACAGGAGGGCTGAAAATGGCTAAATACATTCGTGCCGTAGAAGCGGCAGAAAAAGTCGTGGGAATCTTTAAAGTACCAATGGCAGACCTTGTGGACATTTTCTCGGAAATCCCCGCCGCCGACGTTGCGCCCGTGGTGCATGGGCGGTGGGTAGACGCCGGGCGTGGAATCAAGGCTTGCAGCAACTGCAACCACGGAATCAAAGAGCATATGGCCTGCGCAAATCATTACTGCCCCAACTGCGGGGCGAAGATGGATATTGAAAATGGAGGTGACGGCGATGAGGCTGATTGACACGGATAAACTTTGCGCACGCCTGAGCCGCAACGCGACACCGTATTTTACAGTACCAGATATTGAAAACGCTCCCACCGTGGATGCCGTGGTCGTGACGCGCTGTAAGGACTGCAAGTATGCATATACCAATAGCTTTTCGGCGTCATCAGGCGAAGCTCTTTGCACTTTAAGTGGGCAACTGATGCAGCAAGACGATTTTTGCAGCTACGGCGAGCGGAGGGAGGACGCATGATCCGCATCATCATCGACATCGAAGACCACGGCGACAAGCTCGCCACAAAGGAGGCCGTCGCAATGGCGCTTGAGCAGTTCGGCAAGGTGCGCGTGGTCATGGTGACAGACGGGAGGGGGAAATGAGCCTGACGGCATCTGACCTTGCACGTCTCGGGCCTGCGGCACAAAAACAAGTGGTTGAAAAGGTACTTGCTCAGAAAACGGGCAAGTACCACAACCGCAAAACCGTGCGGCATGGCATCACGTTTGACAGCAAGCACGAGGCAGACCGTTATGATGAGCTGCGGATGCTGCTGAAAGCGGGGGAAATACACGATTTGAAGCTGCAGCAGACGTACAAGCTCGTAGGGGCACAGAGAACGCCAACAGGAGCCGCTGTGAGGGCAGTTACATACATAGCCGACTTCGTGTATACCCGCGACGGGAAAACGATTGTAGAGGACGCAAAGGGCTTTAAGACAAAGGACTATATCATCAAGAAAAAACTGATGCTGGAGCGATTCGGCATTTGGGTGGAGGAAGTGTAAATGGCGAATCAAAGCGAAACACTCTGCTGGACCTGCAAGAACGCCTGCGGCGGTTGCTCTTGGTCGGGGCGCGACAGCGAAACGAACACGCTCCGCTTTGAGCCGGTCAAAGGCTGGAAGGCGAAGAAAACGAAAATAATGATGCATTCGCAGAACACAACGCGAAAGAGAAAGCACTACGAGACAAGTTACATCGTCAAGTCTTGCCCTGAGTACAAGGAGGGATAGCGTGAGCTGTTTCAACTGCCCCGACCGTCATGTGGGCTGTCACGCAGAATGCGAGCGGTACGCCGCGTGGAAGGATGAGGACGAGCGCCGCAAGCACGGAGAGAAGGAAGCACAGAAAGAAAAGGCGGTGTGCATGGGGTATCGCACCGCGTCAAAGCAGAGATACAAACGGAGGAACGGAAAGAAATGACAGAATTCGCATATTGCGTATATCCGCGGCTGCAATCGGCTTTGCTGCGGAAAAATCAGACGAGAATGGCGTTAGCCGAGGCGGTAGGCATTTCGTACAGCAATGTTTGGTGGTGGCTGTCAGGAAATAATGCGCGTACCATCGAGACCATCAAGGCGCTGCTGAGGGAGAGCGGGTTGACCTTTGAGCAGGCGTTTGGAGGTGCGGAATGAGAGTAGGCGACAAGGTGCGGGCGCAGTTTATGACGGTGCCGGAGGAGTTTCCGGGCAAGGCGCGCGGCGAAAAGCTGTACCCGCTCCGCACCGGCGCGGTGACGTACATCCATCCGCAGAGACGCTATGTGACCGTGGCGATCATGGTAGACGGCAAGGAGATCAAAGAGAGTTTCCGACCGGAGGAGGTGCTGGCATGAACGCGTTTCCCGAGCGCTTGAAGCGCTTACGGGAGAGAAAGAGAATAAAGCAATATGTTCTATCTGAACTGTGCGGTCTGCACCGTGACGCGGTGAGGCGGTACGAGGCGGGAGAGGCTACGCCCACAACGGAAGCATTGGAAAGCATTGCCGACAAGTTCGGGGTGTCGGTCGATTATCTGCTTGGACGGACGGATAATCCAATGACCGTGGACGATTATCTAAAAAAATTTTGAAAATTCCCCTTTTAAGGGGAAAAATAAAAAAAACCTATGCAAAAATAGAGGCGTGATGGGGCGAGGCTCTTCACGCCTCTGCTTTTTCATCTGTTTCCTCCTCCCTTGATAGCCCGCCCTTCGGGGCGGGCGGTTGAGGGCAAAAATGACAGGACCCCGCGCACCTCTCGACGATGTGGCCCAGCGGGGACATAAGCAGACGTAGCTCAATCGGCAGAGCACCGCTTCCGGAGGAGGATGCAGGTTCAAGTCCTGTCGTCTGCGTAACGCCGTAGGGTAGTGAAACACCGAATGGTGCGTAGCTGGCTGTTGATGGCAAAAAGCAGATGTGGCGGAATAGGTAGACGCTACAAACGACAGTTCGGGTGCCGCCCAGTAAAGCGGTGGAGGCCGACGCTGTTAGGCTATGTGAGGTGCAAATCCTCACCATCTGCACAAGAGGCCGGGTAGCGCCCGGACAATGTGAGACCGTTGTCGTCATGGCTCACATGGAAATGACAATGCTTGCTGAAAACTGCGCTTGTCTTGATACGTCAAGACCGGTTTGACCTGACGGAATAGGGGCTACGACTTTTCGGAGCGTAGTTGCCGGTAGCGTGTGACAATCTAAGCGGGAAGACGGCAAATGTGTATGCCCCTCGGGGCGGGTAAAGTCTGCTATGTAAGGCCAAGGGGCGGGGGCTGGTAGCAAAACGAAAGGGAGTGAGCGTATGGCTGGCGGAGCGCCAAGAAAATGGAAAAGCGTAAAGGCAATGCAGGAAGCTATTGACGTTTACTTCAAAAAGTGCGAAGGCGAACCGTTTATCGGAGATGACGGCTGCGCTGTGCGAGATAAGTACGGGGTGCCGATTATTATCAATGCAAAACCCCCGACAATCACAGGGCTTGCATTGGCGCTTGGATTCACAGGAAGACAAGCACTGCTGGATTATCAGGCAAGGCCGGAGTTCGCGGACACGGTTACGCGCGCGAAGTCCAGATGTGAAGAATACGCCGAATCTCGGCTCTACGATAAGGACGGTGCCAACGGTGCGAAATTCTCGCTTGGCTGCAATTTTGGTTGGCGTGAAGTGAACGAGACAAAGATAAGCACGGATTCCGTCAAGGTAGTTATTGATGTCTGATATTCTCTTGTCAGAAAAAATCGGCTCGGCTTTTTACGACGTGGCTCACGATGTGTTCCATCATGGGCACACACACTACGATTTCAGCGGTGGGAGAGGTTCGCTGAAGTCGTCCACGGTGTCCGTGCTCGTCCCCCTGCTGCTGATAAACAACCCGGGAACGCATGCGCTTGTGCTGCGCAAGGTAGCAAACACGATCCGCGATAGCGTGTATGCTCAGTATATCTGGGCAATCGGCGAGCTGGGCATGGCGGCGTATTGGGAAGCGAAAGTATCCCCGATGGAGCTGATTTATAAGCCTACCGGACAAAAGATCATGTTCCGGGGCGCTGACGACCCCATGAAGATCAAGTCTATCAAGGTGCCGTTTGGCTATATCGCCGTGACGCACTTTGAAGAGAAAGACCAGTTTGCCGGACGTGCAGAAATCCGAAACATTTTGCAGTCGACCATGCGCGGCGGCTCGGTGTTTTGGAACTTTGAGAGCTACAACCCGCCGATCTCGCGCGACAACTGGGCGAACAAAGACAGCTTGGAAGAACGCGCTGACCGCCTGTGCCACAAGTCAACGTATCTGCAAGCACCGCCTGAATGGCTGGGAGAACAGTTTCTTGCAGAAGCGGAACACCTAAAAGAAACAGACGAACGGGCATATCAGCATGAGTATCTCGGCATTCCGGTAGGCACGGGCGGCAATGTGTTTGACAAGCTGGAGCTGCGGGAGATCACCGACGAAGAAATCAACCATTTTGACCGGATTTATCAGGGCGTGGACTATGGCTGGTTCCCTGACCCGTTTGCATTTATCCGCGCACACTACGACAAGGCGCGGGAGACAATTTACCTGATAGATGAGATTTATCAAAACAAACTTTCCAACGAGCAGAGCGCGGGCATGATTAAGGCAAAAGGCTACACTGACGCTTATATCATCTGCGACAGCGCGGAGCCTAAAAGTGTTGCGGACTTCCGCGCGATGGGACTACCCGCCAAAGCTGCCGTAAAAGGCCCTGACAGCGTGACGTACGGAATGAAGTGGCTACAGCGGAGGAAGATCGTTATTGACCGCAGGCGCACGCCGCATGCTTACGATGAGCTTGTGAACTATGAATACGATCAAGACAAAGACGGAAACTGGATCAGCGGCTATCCAGACGAGAAAAATCATTTGATCGATGCGCTGCGATATGCAGTTGAGCCGATTAGCCGAAGAATGGGAGTTATCGCATGAGCAATGCAGTCATCCTAAAACTGAACGAGCTTGGCTATACCACGATCCCCGAATTGTTTTATAGCAAGGTTGCGGAATGGAAAAGCTGGTATCAGGGAAATGTAAAGGGTTTCCACAATTACCGCGTCCGTAACGGTGAGAGCATGGTCAACTGCAAGCGGTATTCCCTCGGAATGGGAAAGAAGCTGTGCGAGGATTGGGCGAATCTGCTCATGAACGAGAAAGTGCAGATAACGCTTGAAGGGAATAAGGAACAGGAATTTATTGACCGCATCTTGATGGAGAACAATTTTTCCGTTAAGGCAAATGAGATGCAGGAAATGAAGTCCGCGCTGGGCACTGTGGCATACATTCCCCGCGTGGTGGGGCAGGAGGTCAACGAGAGCGGCGAGATCGTACCTGGCAACGCCTCCGGCATTGTGCTGGACTATGTGACCATCGAAAATATCTATCCGCTGGCATGGCAGAACGGATATATCAGCGAGTGCGCGTTTTCCTCTGTAGTTACAAGGGGCGGGCGCGATTACCTCTATCTGCAAATCCATCGCAAAGAGGATGGCGGCGAATACATCATTGAGAACCGCATTTATCGGTACGATAATGAGCAACTTGCAGACGAAGCGCTGACCAATGTTAATGGCTTTGAGCGCATCCCCCCTGTTGTACATACCGGAAGCGATAAGCGTCAATTTGTCATTGACCGACCCAACATTGCGAATAACTTCAACTATTTGCTTCCAACCGGCATTTCGGTGTATGCAAATGCTATCGACGTAATGCAGGGCGTGGATATTGCTTATGATAGCTACGTCAATGAGTTCAAGCTCGGGAAAAAGCGCATTATGGTGAAACCAGCTGCAGCGAAGTACCTTGACGGAGAGCCGGTATTTGATTCAAGCGACGTCGCGTTTTACGTTCTTCCGGAGGACGTAAATGACGGTGCGATTATTACGCCGATTGATATGACATTGCGGACGGCGGAGCACAACACCGGCATTCAGGATCAACTCAACATTTTGTCCAGTAAGTGCGGCTTCGGCGAAACCTATTACCGTTTCGACGGCGGCAGCGTCGCGACAGCAACGCAAGTTATCAGCGAAAACTCTACCATGTTCCGCACCATCAAAAAGATGGAGATCGTTCTGGAACAAGCACTGGTGGAGCTGTGCCGCATTCTTCTCCGGCTTGGCAATACCGCGATGGGCGCGGGGCTGAATGAAGATGTGGAAATCCGCATTGATTTCGACGATAGCATCATCGAGGACAAGCAGACTGACTTTTCCCGCGATATGCAGCTTTTGCAGGCGGGTATCATGAATGATTGGGAGTTCCGCGCCAAATGGATGAACGAGGACGAGGCGACTGCAAAGGCGGCGCTGCCGAAGATGCAGGACATGACCACGGAGCAGCAGAACGAAGTGGAGTGAGGTGACGGGCAGTGCCGAAATACCCATTCTCCCCTCCTGTTTTGGATGCCATGCCGGAAGAGCTGGCGGAGTTGTACCGAGGTCTCGAGGACACGCTGCTGATGGAGATATGTTCCAGGCTAAAGTTGCGGGACGAGCTGAACGAGGTCACGGTGCAAGACATCAAGGCGCTGCGGTCACACGGCATCGATCTGAAAGAGATTGAGAAAGCCATACGCCAGACTACCGGCATCAGCGAGAAAAAGCTGAACGAGCTGATAGACGATGTGGTGGAGCGCAACCAAAAGTATTACACCGAGGTCATAAACCTTGCCCGTGTAACACAGCCTGACGTGCTGGTGGACGCAACCGCCATTGACGCCATCAAACGGCAAACGCAAGACGCGTTCCAAAACATCACTGCTTCGATGGGCTTTTTGGTAGACGCAGGGCGGACGATGCTGCCCCCCGCAAAGGTGTACCAGTGGGCTTTAGACAACGCCACGATGCAAATCCAGAGCGGTGCAATCAGCTACAATCAGGCTATTAAATCGGCGGTGCGGCAGCTGGCGCAAAGCGGCTTAAAGGTAGTGGACTATGAGAGCGGCCATCGAGATCAGATCGATGTAGCGGCGAGGCGGGCCGTGATGACGGGCGTAAATGCCCTTAATCAAAAATATGCGGAGCAGTCAATGGAATACCTTGGTTCAGACCTTGTAGAAGTATCGGCACACGCGGGTGCACGAGATAAAGACGGCCCAAATGGGTGGGAAGCGCATACGAAGTGGCAGGGGCGTGTATTTCGGTGGAATAAAAAATAACACCGAGGACTACTCCCCGATGTTAAATCCCCAATATTTTAGCTCTGCCTCTCGCCTGGCTTTAGCGGCATCTGCAATGGTGTAGAAAGTTCCTAAATTGATTTTCCCGTTATCTGTTGCAATGGATGCGCGATAAACAACAACGCCATCTTTTCGCAATCTTGGATAAACACCAGCAACACCAGTAGTATTATTTTTCCGGGCTTTTCTGTTTCTGGAATTTTTCTTATGAGATGTCCATCTGCAATTGGGGGGGGAATAATCAAGATCGCCGTTTATTCTGTCAATTTCCAAACCAGGGTGATAGCCATTCTCGATAGACCATTTTGCAAAAGTGTCAAAATCTTCCCATTCCTCACAATAAGAAATGCCTTTATCACCATAATATTGGCGATTTGTGCATCTCCCATTGCAACGGCGCTTCATTTCCGACCATGCGTGATAAAGCCGATTTGAATGTTTCCGCAAGTATAACGGGTTTTTCGCCTTGTAAGGTAAACACAACCCGCATGACTTTGAACCACCGCGCAAAGAAACGCTTGAAACACTACGAACTGTGCCGCAATCACAACGGCATATCCAACGTACTGGCAAAATATTCCCGTCTCTTTGTAATACTTGCCATTTCCCAAATCTTTTGCCAGTCAAATCGTTTAATTTACTCATATAATCACCTCTTAATGTAATTATATCATATAATCGAAGAATAGTCAACATAAGTGTATTCCACTTGCGCCTTTGCGTTAGAAAGGATGTGATGTTATGGCAGATTACCCAGACTTTGAAAAGGCTTGCGGATATGGTTTCGTTACTGGCATTGGCGGGGCAAACTGTCGATGTACGGCATACATTTTATCCGTTTGTAGAGGGTGTATCAGAGCGCACATACACTGACGAACAGCTTAAGCATATTGACGATGGTTTGGGCTGTACGTTTGAGGGCAAGACCTATACGGCATACGAGGCCACGCAGGAGCAACGGCGCGTTGAACGCGAGGTGCGTAAGCTAAAGCGCGAAAAAGCCGCTTACAAGGCCGCAGGATTGCGCGAAGAAGAACAGGCGGTAAACATACGGCTACGGCGGTTAAACGCCAAATACAAGGCGTTCAGCGCGGCGGCAGGGCTGCCGGAGCAGTGGGAGAGAACGAAGGTGCTGTATTGAATTGGAAAGAAGCCAGAAAGGCAACCGAATTTTGTAATACGCAGCGGGGAATGACGCTGTGGAAATAAAAGGAGAGTAAAAATGGCAGACGAAACTATGACTTTTGATGAAATACTGGCTGACCCCACCTATAAGGCGGAGTTTGACAGGCGAATCACAAAGGCACTTTCGACTGTCCAGAGCAAGCTGGACGCGGAAGTGGAGAAGAACAAGCAGTTTGCGGCAAGTGGAAACGCGGAAACGGAAGCGCTCAAAAAGGAGATCGAGGGATACAAGTCCAAGATCGCCGATTATGACTACGCAGATGTGATCCGCAAGACGCTTGCTGAAAAGGGCGTGAAGTTCAGCTCTAAAGCTGCGGAAAAGGCGTATTTGGCAGACCTGAAAGCAAAGCACCTTGAAATCAAGGACGGTGCGCTTGATGGGTTTGACGAATGGCACAAGGCGCAAGTCAGCGCCGATCCGTCCGCGTTCCAAGACGGCGTAAAAATCGACTGGTCCGCCGCTGTTGGCGGCGGCGAAAAGAAAACAGATACCAATGCCGCGATGAACAATCTGATCCGCGGCGCACTCAAGTAACGAAAAGGAGATTACAACATGGCAAGTATTGATCGTTCCGCACTTTCCGGCCTTATCCCGGAACCCGTAACCCGCGAAATCATGCAGGGCGCTATCGCCGAATCTGCCGTTCTTCGTATGGGCCGCAGACTGGCGAATATGTCCAGCAAGACGCAGACCATCAACGTGCTCGACGCGCTTCCCTCCGCGTATTTCGTCAACGGCGAAGCGACCGGCGACGGCGCTGGCGACGCCTTCAAGCAGACCACCAAGATGGCGTGGGACAAGAAGAAGCTGTATGCCGAGGAAATCGCTGTTATCGTCCCCATTCCCGAGGCTGCTCTCGATGATGCGGATTATGACATTTGGGGCGAGGTCAAGCCCCGTCTGACCGAGGCTTTCGGCAAGGTCATTGATGCGGCTATCCTGTTTGGCACGAACAAGCCGAGCACTTGGCGTACTGGCGTTGTTCCTGCTGCTGTCGCTGCCGGCAACGGTGTGCCCATCAGCTCCGATATTTTCAGCGACATCATGGGCGAAAGCGGCCTGATCGCCAAGGTCGAGCTGGACGGCTTTAACCCCAACGGCGTGATGTCCGCCATCCAGATGCGCGGAAAGCTCCGCGGTCTGAAGGACACCACCGGCCAGCCTATCTTTAAGTCCGATATGCAGGGATCTACCCGCTACGGCCTTGACGGCATGGATATGTATTTCCCCATGAACGGCGCGTTCGATCCCGCGCAGGCGCAGATGATTGTCGGTGACTGGAGCCAGCTCGTATACGCCATCCGTCAGGACATGACGTTCAAGATTTTCACCGAGGGCGTTATCCAGGATCCCACCACCAAGGCCATCACCTACAACCTGATGCAGAACGACATGGTGGCGCTGCGCGCGGTCATGCGTCTCGGCTGGGAGATAGCGAATCCCGTCAATGCTTACAACGTGGATAAGGCTGATCCGTTCCCGTTCTCCGTGTACGGAAAGGGTGGCGACATCTCCACTGTTACCGTCTCCCCCGCTACCGCGACAATGGCAAAGGGCGACAGCAAGGCGTTTACTGCTGCTGTTACCGGCGAGGGCATTATCAACGGCGAGGTCGAGTGGAGCCAGAATGGCACGAAGTCCAAGATCAGCGAAGACGGCTTGCTGACTATCGACACCGCTGAGACGAAGACCAGTATCACCGTCACGGCCAAGTCCAAGCAGGACGGCACCAAGACCGGCACTGCTACCGTTACCGTTTCTTGATATGAAAGGAGCTGACCCGTATGACATACGCTGATTATACATACTACGCCGGTACCTATATGGGCGCTGTGAGCGATGAAGATTTTCCGCGTCTGGCTGTTCGGGCCAGCTCCTTCCTCGATTATTACACGCAGAACCGGGCAAAGGACAACGCGGAGCTGGATGTGGTAAAGATGTGCTGTTGCGCGCTGGTGGATAAGTACGCGGTCATCGAGGCGGCGCAGGCGCTTGCCGTGAAAAACCTTGCAAACGCTGCAGCAAATGACGCAGAAGTCAAAAGCGAGACAGTAGGCAGTTATTCCAGAACGCTGGCAACGGGCGGTGAATCCGCCTTGTCTGCGCTCAGTGCGACGGACGGGGCAAAGAAACTGCTTGCGGAAACGTGCATGGAATACCTTGCCCATACTGGGCTACTGTATCGCGGAGGTGGTTGTAGATGTACGCTCCCCACACTGTAACGATTTACAACATCGTGCAGGAGATCGACCCGACAACGCTTAATGAGGTCGAGAAGGTTTATACCACAATACTGCGTGGCGTGATGCTGCAAGCCAGCAAGGCTGTCAACGTGCGTGAAAGCGGGCTTGAGAGCGCGGACGCGGTAAATCTGTATATTCCGTTCGCCGTGGAAGCGGTGGACGGGGTAACAGGGAAGCCGAAAACTTACATAGGCCCGCAATCGTTTTTCAAAGCGGCGAACAAATCCGACCTGTGGACGCTCTCATACAAGGGTAACGGTGGCATGACGTGTTTTGTAAAGGGCGAATTTGTTTCGGACGACATGACCGTCGTACTGAGCCATGACGATTGTTACAACGTGACCAAGGTTGATGCTATGGACTACGGTAGCCCCGATATGCAGCACTGGGAAGTCGGAGGTGCGTAATGGGCATCAAGTTTTCCGTGCATACCGATGGAATGGACGCTGTAAGGACTGCCATTGCAAAGGCTTGTACACGCGCCGAACACGCTTTAGCCGAGCAGATGGAAAAGGATACCCAGCCATTTGTACCGGCGCTTACAGGATCGCTTACACAGCGCACACGAGTGGTTGGCAACACGGTTATCTATCCCGGACCGTATGCGCGTTACCTCTATTATGGAAAAATCATGGTAGACGAGAATGGGAACGGCCCAAAACACTATGTTGATAAATTTGGGAACGAACAAATCAGGTTTCCGAAAGGCTCAAAGTTGCACGCAACAGACCGCAATCTTGTGTTTAACCAGACGATGCACCCACAAGCTCAAGCGCATTGGTGCGAAGCATCAAAAGCACAGAACCTTGGTAAGTGGGCGCGTGTAGCAGAAAAGGCGGTGAAGAAGTACGGAACAGATTAAAAAGACGGTCTCGGCAGCGGAAGAAGACCAGGTATCGCGGAAGTTGCTTGTTTGGCTCAACAAATTCCCTGACAAGCCAGTTGATCTAATCCGATTTGAATTTCTTCCCGCTGACGCAGAAGCGATGGCGCTGTCCACGATTCAGGCGGCGTACATCGTACAGAAATACATCCTCGGTGGATATCAGGCGGAATACCAATTTAAGGTCATCTACCGCATGAAACCGGGGAATAGCAACGACAAACGGCTCAAAGCTGACGAGCTGCTTAACGCCTTGGGCGATTGGGCAGCAAGCGAAACGCCGCCTGACATTGGCGACGGTCGGCGCGTTATACGTATTGAGCCTACAACGCGATCCTCTCTTTTCGCCGTGTATGAAAACGGTGACGAGGATCACCAAATCCTTATGAAAATGAACTACGAGGTGATTAAAAATGGCTGATATGACCTTTAACACCACGGCGGGGCAGACCGTAGACCGCGAACTTCTGATCGCGTATCTCAATACGGGCGAAACCGGAACCCCCACGTGGTCTCCCCTCGGTACGCGCGTTACGGATTCCAGCATGGAATATGATTGGCAGGAGGATTCCGCAAAGGACATTCTCGGCACGACGCGCACGACCATGAAGAAACCTATTGTCACGCAGACCTTTGACCCGTCCAACCTTGACGCTGGTGATGCTGCCATCGTCAAGATTTGGAATCTCGCAGTCAAGGAGCAGAACGCGGCAGCTCTGGCGAATCAGGACGTGCTGATTGTCCACGCTTATGCAGGCACGGCAAAGACCGCAGTATTCGCAGAACGCTATTCGTCCTGCATGGTCAAGCCGTCTTCCATCGGCGGTGAGGGCGGCGGATTTATCGGTATGCCTATCGACGTGACGCTTGGCGGCACGCGCACTGTCGGAACTGCCGCTATCTCCGGCAATACGGTTACTTTTACCGAGGGCGAATAAACCATAGAGGGCTGGCATCTGTCAGCCCTCATTTTGGAGGAATATATGGAACTCAGTTTTGATTCTGGTGTAAAGGAATATACCATTCGCGGCGTGAACGGCATTGTAACGGTGTACTTCAACCCTGCGGATGTCAACTTCGCAAAGAAAGCATACAAAACCTTTGATGACCTGCGCAAGAAGCAGGAGACCCGTGCAAAGACGCTCGAAAAGGATATCCCCGATGATGAGCTTTTCGACATGGTTGATTCTCTTGACAAGGAAATGCGCAGCATCATCAATGACCTGTTCGGGCAGGACATTGCCGATACGCTTTTTGGTAGCGTCAACGCCTATTCCGCGGCCAACGGTGCGCCGGTTTGGCAGAACTTTATGACCGCCATCATTGAGCAGTTTGATGAGGCAGTAAAGCGCGAACAGGCGCTTGCCGATGAGAAAATCCGCAAGTATACGCAGAAATACCGTAAATGATGTACGATCTTCCAACGTCGCTGAGCGTTTGCGGCGTTGACTATGAAATTCGCTCGGACTATCGCGCGGCACTGGACGTTCTGGCGGTATTTGCTGCGGTCGATCTGACCAACGAGCAGAAAGCGCTTGCGGCTCTGGATATCTTTTATCCCGATTTTCTGAAAATGCCTGATGAGCACATTCCGGAAGCCATAAAACAAATGACGTGGTTTCTTGACTGCGGCGACGAAGGTGATAATCGAAAGCGGCCTAAATTGATGGACTGGGAGCAGGATTTTCAATACATCGTTGCCCCCATCAATCGTGTTGTTGGGCAGGAAGTACGGGCAATGCCCTATTTCCACTGGTGGTCTTTCATTTCGGCATACTACGAGCTGGGGGACTGCTTATTTGCGAACATCGTCCGCATCCGCAGTCTAAAGGCTAAAGGGAGAACGCTTGACAAAGCCGACTGTGAGTTTTACCGCGAAAATCGGCGCATTATTGACTTAAAGCGGACGCTGACCGAGGAAGAAAACAACACCATCAATGCGTGGTTAGGCAAAAAAACGCCCGACGCAAAATAGCATCGGGCGAAGATGGTTGCAAGTAGTCATATTATCCATTTTTCATTCCTCCTTGCCATTATTTATGGCTGCTTGGATGATGTCACGCAAAAAACTAAAAAGCAAGAAGGTGATATTATGGCTGACGGCGAAGTCGTATTTGAAGCGACTATTAGCGATAAAAAACTCCATCAGGAGTTGAACAAAGTAAAAAGCAACATCGAATCCCTGCAAAAGGAATTCAACCGGCTCGGCGCCCAGAAAACGCCGATGGAAGATCAGTTACGCAACATCGGCGCAGAGCTGGATGCGGCAAAACAGGTGCTTGCCGATATGCGCACAGCGCCAAAAGGCACGTATGAGAAAATCGACGTGTCCGAGCAGGCCGAGCGCGTGCGAATGCTGCAAAGCGAATTCAACAAAACTGCAAATAGCATTGACAAGCTCAACGAAAAGCTCAACAAAACCGGCGATAAGATTTCCAACGCGAAAACGCAGGCAGTTGAGCTAACACAGCAGATCGAGGGCAGAGCTAAAGGCGCAGGGCTGCGCAATGCAACCGAAGCGACGGCAGATTCTATGAAAGTATTTGGACAGCGCTTAAAATCTGTTGTCCGCAGCGCGCTTGTGTTTACGGTCATTACTCAGGCGCTATCAAAGGTGCGCGACTGGGTAAAGAACGTAGTGATGGTAAACTCCGATGCGAGAGAATCCATTGCACAGCTAAAAGGCGCACTGCTTACACTGGCGCAGCCGCTTGTAAGTGTAATTGTCCCCGCATTTACACTGCTTGTAAAGGTTATCACGGCGGTGGTCTCGCAGATTACGCGCCTTGTGGCGCTTGTTTCTGGCAAGAGCGTCAAAGCAACAGCAGATTCCGCAAAGGCTCTTAATAAGCAAACAAATGCTTTAAAGGGGACCGGAAATGCAGCAAAAAAAGCTGCTGGACAGCTTGCGGCGTTTGATGAGATCAACCAGATTTCCACCGATACCGCAAACGATATGGGCGGCGGTGCATCCGCTGACGCAATCACTCCGGATTTTAGCTACATGGACGACATCAGCGACCGCTTAAAGAAAATCGCTGATGCAGTCATGCTCATTGCGGCAGGATTAGCGCTGTGGAAAATCAGTAGCAGTTTGCCGGGTGTGCTTGGCACTATTCTGAAGAAACTCGGCGGCATCCTCATTGCTGTTGGCGGTTTAATCATTTTGTGGGAAAGCCTGTCTGACGCATGGAACAACGGCGTAAACTGGAAAAACTTGCTCGGTTCTCTTGCTGGCACAGCTGCACTTGCCGGTGGTCTTGCTCTCGCGTTTGGCAAGGTTGGCGCTGGCATTGGCCTTGTCATCGCAGGCGCGGCAATGATTATCACAGCGTTCAAAGATATTTGTGATAACGGCGCAAATCTCCAAAATACGCTGCTACTGATTGCTGGCATTGTGGCAACGGGGCTGGGGTTCTTCTTTCTGACCGGTAGTGTCATCCCACTTGTAATTGCGGGCATTGCTACAGTCGTGACTGCTGTTCTTGCACTGACCGGCAACCTGACAGAATTTGCGCGAAACCTTAAAGACAACATCCTCGGTGGAATTATTCAGTTCATTAAAGGTGTGTTCACTGGGGATATGAAATCGGCATTTGAGGGCCTGAAAAAAGTATTTAAGGGCCTTATCAATGCAGACATTATTCTTGTCGAAAGTTTTATTAATACGGTCATTCGTGCGCTGAACTGGCTGATTAAACAGATCAATAAGATTAGCTTTGATGTTCCGGACTGGGTTCCAGGGATCGGAGGGAAAACGCTTGGCGTAAATATCCCGGCTATATCCGAGAAGAAGCTTCCTCGTTTGGCGACCGGAACCGTCATTCCTCCGAACAAGGAGTTCCTTGCAGTGCTTGGAGATCAGAAGAGCGGCACAAACATTGAAGCGCCTCTTGCAACAATTGAACAGGCGGTAGCAAATGTACTGGCGCAACAGAGCCGCAATCAGAACATTACGATTGAATTCAGCGGGAATTTGGCGGCTTTAGCGAGAGTGCTTAACCCGCATATCAAAAGCGAAAATACCAGAGTGGGCGGGAATTTGGTGGTGCAAAAATGACGTATGTAAAAATCAATGGCATTTCATTCGACGCAAAAGTCAGCATTTCAGATTACGAAGAAAACTTCAATGTTCTCGATGGTGAAAACACCGGGAGAGTTGCGCGCGGTGACATGATCCGAGACATTATTGGTGTTTACATTGGTCACAAGGTCACATTTTTTAGAGGGGATACAAATTCCGGTTTTGATGACTTGTGGGATTATTTGGTAGCACATGCCGCTGACGATTCCGTGCGTCTTGAGGCAGCTGATGGGCAGAAAACCATTGAATATGATGCGTATTATACATCTGGTTCCCGCAAGATAAAGGCGGTAATTGACGGAGTGAACTATTGGGATGAATTGAGCGTAAATTTTATCCCTATTTCTCCGCAGATCAGGCGGTGAAATATGGCAGGGATAATCTACATCGGAAGCATTTCCAATCCTCTCTTCCTGTTCGAAAACGCAAACATCGAAAAATGTGAAGTTGTCCTATCTTCCTCTCTGTCCGGCGATGAGCTTGCTATTGACCAGCTGATGCCTACCGTGTATTCGGCGGCATACATCCGCGTCAGATTTATCCCGAAGAACAGCGCTGGTCTGATTACGGCAGACGGAAAAGAGTTCTGCTGCTATCCGGGTGACGGCTTTTTGGACAAGCTCCCTTATGCAACGCCGATTTGGTATTATTTTGGCGATGTGCTGATGGGGAAATTCTACAGCAAACAAATTACCCGAAGCGGGAAAACGTGGTTTGACATCCTCGCTGTTTCAGCCGCTGGAATTTTAGACGGGCAGAGACACTATGGCGGCATCTACACAGGCCAGACATTCCAGACGGTAGCATCGGAGATCATTGGCAACGGCTTCCCGTTTAGCTGCGCATCCGATGCAGCCGCCGTCAAAATTTACGGTTGGCTTCCGATTGCAACGCGCCGAGAAAATTTGCACCAGCTTCTATTTGCCTGTGGTGTTTCCATGAGCAAGGATAGCAACGGGGATATGTATTTTTGCTACCCTGACAGTGATACCGTGAAAAACGTGCCGGATAATCGCATGTTCCTCGGTGGCAATGTTGATTACTTGACACCCGCGACAAGAGCAGAAGTAACCGAGCACAGTTTTCTCAGTTTGGAAAGCGATGAAACTGTAACGCTGTTTGACAATACACAGGGAAGCGATGCAGCCAATCACACATTTGTGTCTTTCCAAGACGCGCCCGTCCACAATCTTTCCGTGACCGGAACTATGACGCTTGTAGAAAGCGGCGTCAATTATGCCATTGTAAACGGCATCGGAACACTAACAGGAAAGAAATATACCCACACGACAAGAGTGCTGCAAAAGAGCACCAATTCCAACGGAGACGAAAAAGAAGTATCCGTCACTGATGCGACGCTTGTCAATGTGGCAAACAGCGAAAATGTTTTGTCGCGTGTTCTATCGTACTATGCGTCAGCTAAAACCACATCGTGCGATTTGATCGTCGCAGGCGAAAAGCCGGGAGACCAATTGTCTTTCACGAATCCATACGAGGAGGCAGAACGCGCGTTCCTGTCGTCTATGGATATTCGAGCATCGAGCTTCCTTCGCGCGTCCTGTGAGCTTGTTACCGGCTATCTTCCGACTGGCAACGGGAACAACTTTACAAGTGTCTCCGTGCTTACTGGTTCCGGTTCTTGGACGGTTCCCGCCGGTGTTACCCGAATCCGTGTATCGGTAATTCAAGGTGGTCATGGCGGGCATGGTGGTCTACGCGGAACTGATGGTGGCGAGCTATTCAAAAGATACAAAAAGGAAAACGGCGAACGAGAAGTATTTGTTCCCAATTCAACAGAGGTTGGAACAGGGGGAAGCCCCGGTAATCCGGGGGCTGCCGGGAAAGTGTTTTCTGTTACCATTGAAGTCACGCCCGGGCAGGTATTTCAATATTCTTCCGGCATCGGAGGTATCGGAGGCGCTGGGCAGACAGCTAAAACGGAAGCGCAAGATGGGACGGAAGGGGCACACTCCACATTTGGGAGTTATTCCAGCGAAAACGGAAGCATCATTGACGGCGGCTATCTTGATATTATCAATAATATCCTCTATGCCGCGATGGGGCAGAGCGGTACATCGGGAAGCCCCGGGAACATCGGCGGTCAAACAGAAACGTCAGACGGCGGCGGCGTACTCGGTGGAAAGCCTGCAACCGGGACATGGGTAGACGTTGACCATTCGAAACGCTACAGCGCCCCGTGGAAATCCGGCGGAGGCGGTCAAGGCGGCAATGCATATGGATCGGTCGGCGAAGCGGGCGAAACGATGGTTGACACCTACGAAACCGACTACGAAAACAAGCAGGACAGCCCTCACGGGTATAGCGGTGCAAATGGCGGAGACGGTGCAAAGCCTATCAAGCCCACCACTCCGACAAGCATTGGAAACGGCGGCGGAGCAGGGCACGGCGGCGGTGGCGGTGGTACGGGAGCTGCATTTTGGGTCAACGTCTCTTCCATCATCATATCAACTTCTCTTGGCAGCTCTGCGGGCAAGGGCGGAGACGGCGGAGACGGCGGCGATGGTGCTCCCGGTGGAATCATTATTTACATGTGAGGTGATATCATGGCAGAACAATACAATTCCAATTTCACAGGGCCTGAAATTGATGCAATTTTAGGGGGCGCTGTCCGCTACGACGCGGCGCAATCCCTGACCACCGAGCAGCAGGCGCAGGCGAGGGGGAACATTGACGCCGCCTCTACAAACGAATTGAATGTCATTCCAAAGCCAAACCTTTTCATCAATCCTTTATTCCAAGTTTGGCAATTGTATCCATCTGGTTGGTCTGGTGTTCCAGTAAATCGCTATGTTTGCGATGGATGGAGTGTTTTAAGTTCAGATGGAAGCAAATCAAATGACTTTACCCCAGCATATCCTTGCGGCATGGTTAATGGAGCTGGGGGTGCCAACTGCACGGTTGCGCAATTTTTAGTTGATGCATCTCGATACAATGGGCTGCAAATGACATGTAGTGTGCTTAAGATTCTCGCCGATGGTTCGCAGTCTTTTGTTTCAACTACAAAAATGGCTTCTGGCTGGACAGATACAACAGATATTCTTGCATTTTTTGGCACTTCTAATCAATGGAGGTGGATTAACCCAGGAGAAACTTTTGTTGGTGCGAAACTGGAAGTAGGTACACGACAAACGTTTGTTTACAAACAAGCAGATGGTACATACACACTAAATAACATACCTCCTGTAGCAGAACAATTGGCGATTTGTAATAAATACGACCCTAAAACTGGTAAGCTTTTGGGGGGGGTGGATCACCCTCCTATGGAACTGGGCGTAGAATACCGCACCACGGAAAGGTATTTGGGCAAGCCGGTGTATACTATGGCATTTCCGTTCGGCGCACTACCAAATGCGTCGGATAAGGTGGTGGCGATGCCGGGAACAGACAGTACCTGTAAAATTATCGAGATCCACGGCTATGCGTCAAACGAGATGACATTGCCCGGGGTATCGGGCACGTCGACAGGCTCGCAGGTAACACTGACTGGTGTAGGCAACAGAGCCTACGTCATAACCGGATCAGATAGATCGAGTGCAACTGCGACGATTGTGGCTAAATACATTAAGACGACAGATTGAGGAGGACGCCATGAAAAAGCTAAAATATCAACTCTGCACTGAGATCAACCGCGGCACAGAGGATGAGCCTCAGATCGAACAGGTGCTCTCCGCCGTCACCCTCGGATGGTCAGCGGCCAACGAGGAAGTCGCCAAGCGCGAAGCCTACAACGGCGAGTATGAGATCATCGACGACGGCGAGCCGGAGCCGGTCGCGACGCCCAGCAACGAGGAACTGGCGGAAAAGAATCAGCTGTTAAATTTGCAGGACACCGTGGACACGCTGGTTTTGGACGCACTGGGGGTGTGACGACAATGTTTGAGACGATCAAGAGGCTGTACGCAAAGACGGGTAACGCTGCCGTGGTGGAGCGTGCTATGGCGAAGGGCTGGATTACAGAGGTGCAGAAAGAGGAGATTCTTGGCAGCCACCAGAGGGTGGCAAAGGATGGGGAGTGATGCCATATGATTCAGGGAGATGCATACAACATTGAGCTGAATATCACGAATCAGGGGGAACTGCTGGACGTGGATCAGGTTGATACAGTGGAGGTTATGCTGGGCGGACTTCGGCGGGTCTATCCGGAGAACATCCGTTATAGCGATGGGAAATTCCTTTTCCCGGTGACGCAGGAGGAAACTTTTCAACTCCCTTCTTCTTGCCTGATGCAGGTGCGAGTGAAGTTTAAATCCGGGGATGTCATTGGTTCACCATTCCAGAAAATCTGCGTGGCTACATCTCTGAGTAGGGTGGTGCTGTGATGATCTATTTTGAGCTGAGCGCCCCGAAAACCGCAGAACTTCGCCTGACAGCGCCAACAGCACTGGAGGTTGGATTTCATGCCGCGGTCACTGGCGGTGCGGCGTATACCGGGAATTATGAGGTCACGCCTAAAATCTATACCCCGGTAATTCTGCCGACCAAAAGTAAGACCATGTTAAACGATGTAAAAGTTCTGGAAATACCACAATATGAAGTATCAAACGATGCGGGTGGAAACACTCTGATTATGGGGGATGATTATTTTGGCGAATCAATACGTTAATAAACTCGTTGTTGGCAAGGATGTCAAATTTGATCTGACGAGTGACACTATTACACCGGAAGATCTGAGAAAGAATGTCACGGCACACGATAAGAGCGGCGCGCCGATCGTCGGCACAAGCACCCTTGATTCTGATACGCAGGACGCTACTGCCGCCGCAGCGGAGCTGCTGGCAGGAAAAACCGCCTATGCCAGAGGGGCAAAAATCGCGGGTACCATGCCGAATCAAGGGGAGAAAACGCTTGTTATTCGGCTCAAATCGGACACGCCTACCATCCCTATGGGTTTTCACGATGGCGCCGGGAAAGCCCAGATTGATACCGATGAGCAGGCTAAACTCGTCCCTCTGAATATTAAGCAGGGCGTTACAATTTTAGGCGTTGAGGGCACTTATGGCGGTGAAGCTGTCAAGGCGCAGACCAATAAAAATGTGACGCCTGCCATGCACCAGCAGGTGATCACCCCGGATCCCGAATATGACTATCTGGCACAGGTCACGGTCGCTCCGATCCCCATTAGCTACACGGACAATGCGGCCGGCGGTCAGACGCTGACGATTGGAGCGTGAGTATGGCAGTCAACAAAGTTGAAATCAACGGGGAAACGAAGCTGGATCTAACGGAGGACACTGTGACGCCCAAAACTCTGCTCCCCGGCGTGTCCGCACACAATGCGGCCGGTGATCCGATTTCCGGCGCTGCCGCTGTTGTGCAATACGACGAGGTTCAGAACCTGACGGATGCGCAGAAAGAGCAGGCGCGTGAGAATATCGATGCGGCTCCATCTGTACATGAGCATGACAACCGCTATTATACCGAGGCCGAGATTGATGGGAAATTAAAGGATTATTTACCGCTGACGGGCGGAACCATTACGGGAAATCTTACGGGCAAATACATTTCGGGGACTTGGTTGCAGACGACCGCAACATCAGATTTAGGCAAAACCCCGCCAAGGGTTGCTGTGCTGGATGATGGCGGATGGATGTATTCTCGCACACCGGCTGAAATTTTAAGTGACATCGATGCGGCGAAATCCAGCCATAACCACGAAGGAAGGTTAATTCAACCGACTTCCATTGAGTTGTTTCCGGGTACATCTGCCGGACACGGCGGATACATCGACTTCCATTTCAACAGTGATGCAGCTGACTTTACAAGCCGCATTTATGAGCCTGCGAAGGGTGTGCTGAAATACAACGGACAGGGGATTGTTTCGACAGCCAACATCATTGCGCTCTACAACGTACACGTATCATTTTCAAACGGCTTGTTCGAGTACAGCAATGCCGCGATTAAAACAACGTCTGTCTGTTTCGCGCAGTTTCGTGGCTCGGCGGTAAGCAGCGGATTCCAAGACACGGTTTTGGGCGTGACCTCCTACGCTGGGAAATTAAGAATCATCGCAAAAAATGGAGGAACATTTGAAACAGATGTCAATATTTTGATTGTGAACTTGTAAGGGGGTGCAGATATGGGAATATTTATCCAGATTGAAAAAAATCCCAATGGAAGCCACGCATTCCAGCACGGTGGAACATTGCAGGAAGGCTGGGCGTACTGGGATACAGATGCTGTCCCATTGCCGGAATCCTTTCCGTGGGTGGACATCGTGGTGGGAGATGTTACGCATCCGGAAATCAAGGATGAAGAAAACGGAAAAATTCTGCAAGAGGAATACACGCAGCCGGAAGTTGTATCTGCAACAGCGTTTGAAGTACCGGAAGAAGATGATTCCGGCTACACAGCCCCGCCCTCTAATGAGGAGCTGGCGGAGGAGAACAAGCGGCTCAAAGCCCAGATGGAGATGCAGGCGCAGAACATTACGTTCTTGAAAAACTGCCTGCTGGAGATGGGCGATATTGTTTATGCGTGAGTTTTGGGCCGAACTGGCCCTGAACCTATATTTTTACTTATCGAAAGGAGATCAAGAAATGATGGCTATGTTGTATGCGAGCAAGATCTGTATGGAGGCGAAAAACCCCAAGACCGGAAAACCGTGGGAGTTTGCGGACGTCCCTCCCAAGCTCAAGGCGCAGGTGGCGGACATCCTCATCAACGAGTGCGGCCTTCCGGATCTGGTGCCCGCCGAGTTCGGCGGCACGGCTGACAACGCAGAGTAATACCACCGCACGATGTCCGACTTGACCTCGTGCAGAAAGAGAGGATAAAATGATGGAGAACAATACCTTGACCGCGATCAAGGCGTGGATCACGGCGGCGGTGGCGATGCTGACGGCCTTTTGGGGCTGGTTCGGCTGGCTGCTTATCGTGTGGGTCGGGATGATGCTGGCGGATTGGCTGGTGGGTTCTGCTGCGGCGGCGCACCGCGGGGAATGGAGCAGTGCGAAGCTGCGCGAGGGTGCGTGGCACAAGGGCGGCATGATCGTAATTGTCTGCATTGCGCTGGTCGCCGATTGGCTTATCGGCATGATGCTGGAGAACCTGCCGGGCGTGGAACTTCCGTTTGAGTATACGACGCTTTTTGGCCCACTGGTCGTTGTGTGGTACATCATCGGGGAATTGGGGAGCCTTGCCGAGCACGCCGTGAACATGGGCGCGAAGGTACCGCCGTGGCTGGTGAAGCTGCTGGCGGAGGGGAAAAACGCCGTGGACATCGCAGGGGACAAGCTGCTCGGGAGTGACGAGGAGCAAGCGGAATGAAAGATGTGGTCGGCTCTACCTCGGAGGAGGTACGTATGATAAAAGCCATCCAGCGCTCCGTGGGGGCGATGGACAACGGCTATGTGGGCAACCAGACCATGAGCGAGATCGCGGCGGCGCTGGGGGCGGGCTGTTTTCCGCTCAACGTGGAGCTGTACGGACAGCCCGCTATCATCGCCCGCGATATCGAGCCGCTCAATCCAAAAGGCCCCCTGCCGAGCAATGCCATCTCCGGCAGCTTTTCGGACGGCTATCAGCCATGCTCCGTACTGATTCAGGACGGCAAGGCGATCTGTTGGTCTGCCTGCCACTACCCCACACCGGAGACGGTGATCTACCGCACGAAGGACGGCAAGGTGTACTGCAAGCGCGTGAGCCATGTCTCCGACGATCTCCCGCTCGCTGACGTGCGTTGGGCGGTCGGGGGCATGGGATTGCTTGGCAATTATGGCCCCACCGCAGAGGGCTTCACAGGGCGTTTCTCGGATGTTTTGCGGCGCACGGATCATACCATGCTCGGTTACAAGGACGGTATGCTCTACGGCGTGTACTGCAAGGCTATGACGGCGCGGCAGGTCAACGCCTTTGCGCGGGACAAGCTCAAACTCGACATGGCAATCATGCTCGACGGCGGGCACATCGCTGCCATTAACGCAGCGTGCAACAAGATCAACACCAAGCAACGGCAGCTCTACGCTGTCCGGTTCCTGTAGCTGTAGGAGGGCGTATGGAAAAGTTTATCGAAACCCTGACCGACTGGGAAGGATCTGTGCGCGGCGACGCGGTACATAAGAGCATCGTGGACGCATACAACAGCTATCTTCCTCACCCGCGCGGTTACAAGCTCACTTATACGGACGACTACTGCGCGGCGACGGTGAGTGCGGCGGCGATCCTCTGCGGCCTGACGGACGTAATCCCCATCGAGTGCAGCTGCGGCGAGCAAATACGCTGGTATCAGTCACGCGGTCTGTGGATGGAGGATGACGCGCACGTTCCGCAGGTCGGCGAGCAGGTGTTTTACTACTGGAACGACAAGAAGGATTACGCTCTGACGGACTGTACCGGAGCGCCGAACCACACGGGCATTGTGACCGCCTGCGACGGGAAAACCTTTACCGTTTTCGAGGGCAACAAGGGAAGCCGCCACGAGTGCGCCTACCGCATTATCCCCGTGAACGGGCGGTACATTCGCGGCTTTGGTTGCCCACAGTACCCTGTGAAAAAAGCCGTGCTTGTGCGCGGGGACAAGGGCGCGGCGGTTGGGAAACTTCAAGAGCTTCTCAACGCTTGCGGCTATGCGCTGGACGTGGACAACTCGTTCGGCCCCGCAACACAAAGGGCATGGGGGGAATATGTTTACGCATACCTCGAAAAAATTCTAAAATAACGAAAGGAAAACGGGCGGGAGGCGTTGCAAGCCTCCCCTCGCGTGAGCGCTCTGCAAGCCCCGGTGCACAGCATGGACAAGCAGCACCGAGCGATCCGCGCACAGTTATCCTCTATGGCCCCGCGGCGGGCCGTGGCATACATTCGGTCTTTTGAGCTTCCACCCGACGAAATGGCGTGCCTCGTCGAGTGCGACGTGCGGGGCCGCTCCTGCGTACAGGTGGCATTTGAAATGAATCTGTCGCCGGATACGGTCAAAAAGTATCGCCGAAAGGCGTACCGCAAAATCGCATCGGAAGTCTTTGAATAGGAAAAGAGCTTCACCAAACGGTGAGGCTCTTTTCCTTTATTGGTGGGTATGAATGACGCATAGAGCACGTCATGACAGAAATAGCATATTCCGTCAGAATTTGCAAGCGCAATCGTTCGACGAATTTCGCTGTACACTTTTCATCCCCTTTCTTGGCACTTTAAGAAAGGGGTTTTCTTGTACCATAGAGGCAGAAAAGGAGGCGCGCTGTATGTACGAACGGCTTTTGGCATTGGGATTCACCGAGCAGATGGCGAGGGATATTTTGGTGCTGTTCCCCGAGCCGGACGAGCTGCGCACCTATGTTTATTTCGCGGAGCTGCTCCATGTATAGCTATTATAATCCGTCGCCTTATGGCAAGAACGTGGGGGACTGCACCGTTCGGGCGATCTCTAAAGCGACCGGGAAAGACTGGGGCGAAACCTATCTCGCGCTCGTTATACAAGGTTATTTAGACGGTGACATGCCGTCGGCCAACGCGACTTGGGGCGCGTATCTGCACTCCCTCGGCTATCGGCGCTACATCGTGCCGGACACCTGCCCGCTGTGCTATACCGTCGGGCAGTTTGCAAACGAGCATCCGGCAGGCACATACATTTTAGCCCTGTCCGGTCATGTGGTGTGCGTGCAGGACGGGACGATCTTTGATTCATGGGACAGCAGCAATGAGACTGTGATCTATTTTTGGGTAAAGGAGACTGAATGACATGGCTTTTAATCCGTACTATCAAAACCCTTATTATCCACAGCCGATGCCGGATAACCTTATGCAGATGCGGCAACAGCAGATGATGCAGCCCGCTCCGCCTCCCGTGCCGCAGAATCCTGTTGCGACCGGCGGCGTGCAGTGGGTTAGCAGCGAGCAGGAGGCGAGAGGCTACCTGATCGCGCCCAACTCCGCCGTTGCGCTGTGGGATTCCACCGCCCCAACCGTTTACCTCAAACAGGCAGACGCAAGCGGAAAACCGACGCTCAAGATTTACGACCTCGTAGAACGCGCAGAAACGCCCCGCACAGCGCCGCAGGAAAAGGGCGTGGAATTTGTTACCCGCGAGGAGTTCGACCGTCTGGCGGCGCTTGTGGGCGAAATAAAGGGCAAAAAGAAGCGCAGAGTGGAGGAGGACGACGATGAATAATCCGTTTTTCGGTGCTCTCGGCGGCGGGCAGATGCCCGGACCGGTAGGCCAGTTCCAGCGCATGATGCAGCAGTTCCAGCAGTTCAAGGCGAACTTCAAGGGCGACCCCAAAGCGGAGGTCGAAAAGCTGATGCAGAGCGGTAGGCTCAACCAGCAGCAACTCAATCAGCTACAGCAGATGGCAAAGCAGTTTCAAAGCCTTATGCAGTAATCATCAACATAAATCAACATCGTGGCCACGATTTGATGAATAAAAATTTTTCAAAGGAGTGATACTATGTCTCTTTCTGACGGCGGCGTTCAGGCCACTATGCCTGTTGCGCCCGTAAATTCCAGCAACGGCGGATTCGGCTGGGGCGGAGAAGGCAGCTGGTTTATTATTATTTTGTTCCTTTTTGCATTTCTTGGTTGGGGAAATGGCGGCTGGGGCAACAACGCTGGCAATTCCGGCGGCGTGGTCGACGGCTACGTGCTGACCTCTGATTTTGCCAATGTCGAGCGCAAGATCGACAGTGTAAATCAGGGCCTTTGCGACGGATTTTACCAGCAGGCGCAGCTTGTCAACGGCACCAACATGGCGATGGCAAACGGCTTTGCACAGGCCGAGCTTTCCCGCAGCAACCAGCAGGCGGCGCTGATGCAGCAGCTCAACGCCATGCAGATGCAGGCCGCGAATTGCTGCTGCGAGAACCGTGCCGCGATCGCCCAGGTGCGCTACGACATGGCGGCGCAGGCGTGCGACACGCGCAATACCGTACAGAACGCGACCCGCGACATCATCGACAACGCCAACAGCAATAGCCGCGCGATCCTCGATTTCCTGACGCAGAGCAAACTGGCTGACCTCCAGAGCGAGAATCAGGGCTTGAAACTGGCGGCATCTCAGGCGGCGCAAAACAGCTATCTGGTCTCGCAGCTGCGTCCCTCTCCCATTCCGGCTTACACGGTGCAGAACCCCTATTGCTGCAACCAGTTTGCCTGTTGCGGCTGCTGAAAACTGCATAGCATAGCTTTTTCCCCACTCGGGGAAAATGGTCGGCCCCGTGCCGATACTACGACAACGCGGCGGGGCAATCGCTCCGCCGCTGTATTTTAACCGGGTCGAAATCGACCCATTTAGAAAGGACTGATTATTTTGGCAGAGTACACAAATGCGAATATTGTGAGCGTAGCCGCAGGCCAGAACGTTCCCTTGACCGAAACGGCGGTCAATAGCAAGCCCTGTATCGTGCATCGCCAGGGCGCCGGCATTGTCACGCTGCGCGGCATCACCAATCAAAACCGCGCTCTGTTTCGGGTCTCCTTTGGCGGCAACATCGCTATTCCCACCGGAGGTACGGTCGAGGCCATCACGGCGGCACTTGCCATCAACGGAGAGCCGCTGACCAGTGCAACGGCGACTGTCACGCCTGCGGCGGTAGAGAACTACTTTAACATTTATGTTTCCGCACAGGTCTGCGTCCCGAAAGGCTGCTGCCTGACGGTCGCAATGGAAAACACCAGCACTCAGGCCGTCAACTTCGCCAACTCGAACCTGACGGTTGAGAGAATCGCGTGAAAGGAGAATGGACATGAGTAAGAAAGCAATGTATGATCTGCGCAATATGCTGTGCGACGAACTCGACGAGCTGGCGCGCAAGGGCGACCTGGGCGCGGGCGACCTTGAGATCGCGCACAAGCTGACCGACACCATCAAGAACATCGACAAGATCGAGATGATGGAAGACGACGGTTATTCTCGCGACGGAGACTATTCGCGTCGCTATTCTCGCGACGGAGACTGGCAGTCGAGTATGCGCGGCGCTTATGACCGTGACATGTCCAACGCGAGACGAGGTACGCACTACGTCCGCGGCCACTATTCCCGTGACAGCGGCATCGATAATATGAAACGTCAGTTGCAGGAAATGCTGGACAACGCCGATGATGAAAGCATCCGCAGAGCCATCCAGCGCTGCATGGACACGATCGAGGGCTAAAGGGGGTGTACCCCTATGGTCGACGAGAATGAGGTCAATCGCTGGATAGCTCGCCTTGAAACGGAAGAATCAAGCTGGACAAACTATGAGCGCCTTGCCGTGCTGTATGCCATCCGTGACCAGCAAAGCGGCAGCAGAGAGAGGGCTTTGCCAATGGCATACTCCGCGGCGCCCGCGCCGGTCAACGTCGAAACATACGGCGACAGCGATTTCCTGCGCGCAGTGGAAGATGTTCCGCCGGACAAGGCGTGGGAGATCATGGACGAGCTGATGGACAGCTTAAAAATCGTGAACGAGCGCGTCTATAACAGCGTCATGCGAAAGCTCGGAAGCAAATGAATTTCTGTTACCGACAAGTTACCGACAAAATGCCGATTTTCGCTGGTATTGCATAACTTTTTAATGACTGGCAGTCAAGAGGTCAGCGGTTCGATCCCGCTTATCTCCACCAAAGTGCGCGAAAAACACCTCGAAATCTGATGATTTCGGGGTGTTTTTCTAACTTTTTCGAAACGATAATTTTTATCGGAACTAAAAAAACCGGAGAAAATCTCTTTTGTTACCGACTGCGTTACCGACAGGATTTTATATCGCATCAGTGATCTTTTTAAGGTCGTCAATGCGCACATCCTGATAATAACGCAGCATTTCAGGGCTTGCGTGGCCGATTAATTCAAGTTTATCCTTGTCCGATGCTGGGATATTCTTCATCAGCGTTGCAAACGTGTGACGGCATGTGTGTGGTGAATACTTGTGACGGTCATTCTCAATTGGGTTCTCTATCCCTATTTTTGCAAGCGCGGGATAAAATATCTCATCGCGGAAGTAATCATAGCGGAATGGATTTCCGTTCTCGTCGCAAAAGATCGGACCAGATATCTTGTCTTTCGTCAGCCTGTCAATGATGGGCTGAATTTTTGGAGAGATTGTGACGGTGCGGTTTTTGCCCGCCTCGGTCTTTGCGCCGCCTGTTATGGCCTTGTTTTTGCCGTCATAGTCTTTAACATCGAGCGCCAAGAACTCAGAAGGCCGAAAGCCGAGATAACACATACAGTAGATATAATCTGCATATGGAACTTCGTTAATCTCGTTTTTAATGAGTTTAAGCTGCTCGTCAGTAAAGCTGGCACGTGAGGCCCCATCTTCTCCGGTTACTGTTAAATATTGGGCCATATTTAGTGTCGCATAACCGCGCGGGATGGCGTACTTGTAAATCAGGCCGCAAAGCGTCCGCATATTTTGACGTGTGCGCTTTCCCTTCGGGCAGTCATCCAAGCAGGCCTGAATGTCATCAATCTCGATCTCATTTAGCGGCAAGAAATCTATCTGCGAAAAATGGTTCTCTGCTGAATGGTAACAGTTGAGCGTCGATTTGCTGGCGCGGTGGGTAGGTTCCCACAGCTCGTATACCTGACGCCATGTAAGAGATTTGTTTTTCTTCTTCTGATTTTTCAGCGTTGGAATATATTCCAGCGCTTCCTTTTTTGTCCGGAATCCGCCCTTATAAGCGCGGACGCGTCGCGTCTTTCCATCTTTGACCTTATAGCCCTTTGTGATCTCAATTTGCCACGTGTCGCCGCGCTTATAAACGGTGCCCATCCCATTGCTGCGTTTGCTGCTCTTCCTATCGGTTGAAGTCTGCTTTTTACCGCACATAGGGCAAAACAGCGCGCCCTCCGGCAACGCTGCTTTGCATTTAATACAATTTGCCATGTTACCTCCTCCAAAACCCATAGTCGACGCAGTGCAGGTCGATATACACACACCACGCAACGAGCAAAACGATGATGATAAACATGATTGCAATTACGCCGTTGCGGATACGGACGCCGCGCCGCATGATCTCGATGGTATCAGCCTTTGCATCAACATGGCGTTCCAGCTCGTCGTTTCTGGCTTGCAAGGTTTCTTCAGTAGGCGTCAAATGCTCTGTAATTCCAAAAAATTCATCGAGCGATATCCCCAGCGCTTTACAGATCGGCGCGACGGTGTAGATGGACGGCGACTTGGAAAACTTGGAAAAGAAATTCTGCACGGTGGACAGCGGCACGCCGGAAGTGTCGGAAATGTCTTGATAGGTAAGTTTCAACGCCTCCTTACGGAGTTTACACACCTCTTGGATATTCATTTATATCACCTTAATTTCTTCGATTTTCACGCCGCGAAATCGCAAGATGAGGGCTTGTCGAACCGCGTCGAGCGCTGTCTTATTGCAAAGTCTTGGTATTGAAGTAGTCAGACAAAGCGAAGTATGGTCAAACCATGCAGCGGCGACCGCTCTCCGCTGGCTGCAAAAAGGCACTGCCGTTTGTTGCAGAGGGCGGCAGTGCCTAAATTATGTAGTAAGCATCCAGAACGCCCCATATCTTGTAGTTGCAAAAATAGAACGAAAGTGCTATATTAAGCCGTGTGATAGAACGCCTGTTTTATAGCATGAACTTGAACGGAGGATGGAACGGATGACCGAACAGGTACATACGAATGAGCAATCGGATTTGCAGGGATTAAAGGACGAGATTATTCAGAAAATTTCGGAGTTGGCAGATGAACAAGTTGAATCCATTTTAAGGAGAATGAAATGTTTGCTACAAGAAAAGCTCTAAATGCCCTTCGGGAAGAAAATTTTAGCCTCAAAAGGCAGCTCGCAGAAGCGCAGGAGGCGGCGCAAGAAGATAAACTCCGATCTGCCGTCATTGACAGAGCCGCGCTCCCAAAATGCAAAAGCATCGCGTGCTCTGGGTGCAAGCATGTTGTCGTCCGCTATACTACTTGGGGCGGATGGTACGTCCTCGGCTGCGGGAAAGACAATCCCTGCAAAGACTACGAGCCGACGGACATTACTCCAGAAAAAGCTGAAGCTATCCGAGAAGCGCTGAACATTCAGTGGCAATATAATTAACCAGAAAACAAGCAATTCAGCAAAAAACCGAAAATAGCACTTATCAACGCAACAAAACAATCTCTTGCCGTGATAGACCTCGCAGTTTTACTTTCTTTCTGCACATAGGCAATATAGTTAGCACCTCTTTGCCGGGCAATACAGCCGCGCTTCCCATCATTTACAAGCACATAAATAAAACGATGGTCGGAAAGAACATCGGCATCATTTTCGTTTTCTGGCGTTACAAGCACGGCGTCTTTCTCAGATTGCTTTAAGAGCTTCATTTGCTCCCTTGTAAGCGCGATATAGGGGAAGTCATCTTTTTTGTCTTCCAGATCACGCAGCCAGTCTTGCCGCTCAACTTCCGTTAAATGCCGGTCGCTGGGGTCGGATGGCCTAAATACATAGCTCATGGTACCGCCTTCTTATGTGACAACAAGAATCACCGCAGCTCTTGCAACTTTTTGTTGACCTCGTCAAGCACCATTAACAACACATCACGGTCGTTCGTTTTTTGGACAAGGTTGCGTAATTCATCGGCGCTCAAGCCCTCGATCTTTGGATCGAGGGCTTTTTTTGCGCCCTCGGCCTCGACCAACTTCCGCACCGTCTCAATATCTTTTAAGCACTTTTCGGTTTCTTCCGGCGTTTTCCCCTCGTGCAGGAGAATGTCATCGGGAGTGGTATTTAGAAAAATGCAAATATGCGCCGCTTCTTCCGGAGAAGGATAATTGCTTCCACGGCCCCATTCAGTGACCCAACCGCTATTGTCTTTTCCTCTTATTTCTTTTGTAAATACAACATAGCTCCTGCATTTTTCCCTAATCATTGGCAATAAGACAGTGAGATTTGGGGTTACAGTTTTCCTTTTCATGGTAGCTCCTAATATCATGGGAAATCAAATCCGCCGTCTTTATGCGCACATCGCCATATTCTGCTAATTCCGCGCACGACACCTTTAACTGCACCATATTTTGACAACGACAAAATCATGTATTCTGAACAACTCGGTTCAAACCGACACATACAGCGAACCGATATAGGGGCAAATCGTTGATAAGCCTTAACGCACCAAATCAAGATAGTTTTTGCATTAATAGCAAATATCAGCACAAGAAAGGAAATTGACAAAAAGACGGCGGATTTATTATCTAAATGGATTTTATCAATTAAAATGATATATATAGCACAAGAACTAAACGTTACCAGAAAAAGTGAGGCAAAGACTTTTCCTAATTGCAATTTTGGGCGAGAATATTTTCGTTCATACGCCCAACTGCGAGGGTCGGAATCGCTATACATTGAACAAAATCACACTTCTCTAACAAAAATCAGCATATAGTAATTATGAATTACAGGTTGCTGAAAACAACCGGGCTTTTCCGATACAGTAATGGCTTCCATCGAATGATATTCCCATCCCGCTTTAGCGTTTTGGTTGATGATATCCGCAAACATATCAAACGCAGACTGGATATTCCCTTTTTGGACTTGGATTGCTTGCGGGCCTGCTACGGTTTTATACTCTTTCATGATTCTCCTCCTAAATTATATATATTGCCCAAATAATCAGGACGAATATTATAAACAATAACAACAAGATTTTCTTGTATTTAGATTGACAACCGAGAAAATCTTGTTTATAATAGCACCATAGAACTTCAATACGGCAACAAAAAACCAAGCCCCCAACGGATTCCCCGTTTTGCGGGCTCATAACCGATATTTTGTTGGCTGACACTTACATAATAGCGGCGTTTTTCTTGTTTGTCAATATGAAGTTCTTTAAATCAGAAAGGAGGGGTTTTATTTGACATTAAAGGCACTCCGCGAGGCGGCGGGATATACGCAGACGTTGGTTGCAAAGAAGCTGTACGTCTCACCCAACGCCGTCTCTCAGTGGGAGCGAGGCCAGAACAGCATGGCAAGCAAGTACATCACGAAGTTAGCGAAGCTGTACCACGTCACCGACGATGAGATCATCACGGCGTTGCGGGAGGTGCGGGCGGCAAGAGCAGAAAAGAAGGGGGAATGATGAGTTACAGAGATCTGGAAAATCTATTTATGGCAAGGACTGACGCACTGTGCGAGAACAAGCCGCCAAGAGAGTGCAACTGCACGGCATGTCCCTGCAAGGGATTGTGCGATGCGTTGTGTGCGGCAACACCAAAATGGGCATAAAAAAGCCCTGTCCGGTCTGTACACCGAACAGGGCAGCGGAACGAATCTTCACCACAAGATATAGTGTTCCTGCGGTTATTGTAACATACTCGCAGGGGAAAGGCAAGAGAAAATGACACTTGAAGAAGCGAAGGTATCAAAGAAAGTGTTCCTGTCTCCGACAGAATTTGCGCCCATCGTAAACATGTCTCCGCAAACTATTCGAGTATATGCGGAGCAGGCCCCGAGCGAACTGATATTTCCGACGATGCGGGCGGGCACGAGAACGTATATCCCCAGAGTTTTAGCGCTGCGTGCGCTGGGTTATGAGGTGGAAGCATGACAGCAGCTTTTATTATCATCGGCATCGGCACCGTGACGCATTGGTTTATGCGGGCGCTGGACAAGCTGGAGGGGAAGGCATGAGGCGCGACCGACGCACCCGCGAGCAGCGCAAGGCCGACGCTTCGGCGCGCATCGCCGCCGTCTGCCTGTTCCTCGCGGCGCTGCTTATCATCGTCGCAACCCTAACGGTTAAAACCACCGGGCAGCCGTACAAGGGCGAGCCGCCGGTTGTCGAAGACAAGCTCCCCGGCGAGGACAAGCCCGCAGAGGGGAGCGCGGAACTTACCATCGGCGAACCGCTTGGCGAATTTAAGCTGACCGCCTATTGCCCATGCTCCAGCTGCTGCGGAAAGTGGGCGAACGGCATCACATCGACCGGAACGACCGCCACCGAGGGGCGAACGATCGCGGTTGACCCTCGCGCGATCCCTTACGGCTCCACCGTCACGATCTATTTTTCCGACGGCACGAGCCATACATACACCGCCGAGGACTGCGGCGGCGCGATCAAGGAAAACCGCATCGACGTGTTTTTTGCCGACCATCAGGCCGCACGGGAGTTTGGCGTCCAAACCGCTTACGTTTACAAGGAGGTGTCGCCATGACAAACGATGCGTTGCGTTTGCTGTCCGCTCTCGGTGAGGGCGAGGACAATGCTATGACGCGCGGCGCCCTGTGCGCCCTGCTCGGTTTGCCGGACCGGACCGTGCGCAAGCTCATCGAGGAGGCACGGCGCGAGGAAACGGAGGAAGGCCCCTTTATCGTCAACGCCTGCGAGGGCAAGGGCTACTTCCTCGCCCGCAATGCGGACGAGATCGAGCGTCACTATCGCGGCGAATACTCCCGCGCGATGGCGATCTTGGTGCGAACGAAGGGTGAGCGGAAATTTTTGAAGAAGGCGGGTCGGCTATGATGTATCAATGTGAGAGCTGTCACGCGATTTTTACGGAGCCATACACCTACATGGAGCGTGAAAACCTCGATGGGGAAAACGGCTGGTATTACGCCGAACGGGCGGTCTGCCCGTACTGCGGCGAAGAATTTTTTGAGGAAATGGAGGAGACCGAAGATGGTAACGAAGATACCGATTGACGGCATGAGCCGCGAGGAATGGCTTGCGGAGCGCCGGAAGAGCCTCGGCGGCAGCGACATGGGCGCTGTGCTGGGACTGAACAAATACCGCTCACCGTATGCGGTGTGGGCGGAGAAAACAGGGCTGATCGGCGAGACGCCCGACAATGAAGCCATGCGGCAGGGCCGCGATCTGGAGGAGTATGTCGCGTGCCGCTTCGAGGAGGCAAGCGATAAGGCCGTCCGGCGCGTGAATTACATTCTGCGCAACGACGACGCGCCGCATCTCCATGCGAACATCGACCGCCGCATTCTCAAGGAGAGCGCCGGGCTGGAGTGCAAGACCGCCTCGGCATTGAGTATGAAAAACTATGTGGGCGGCGAATTCCCTGAAAGCTACTACGCGCAATGCGTGACCTACCTCGCCGTGACCGGCTGGAAGCGCTGGTATCTTGCGGCGCTGGTGCTGAACAAGGCTTTTTTCATCTATCAGGTCACGACCGTGCCGGACGACGAATGCCCCGCGTGGTGCGAGAGCAGCATCTATGTCTCGCCGGACGAGATCGCGGCGCTCAAACGCTGCGCGGCGGACTTCTGGACGGCTCATGTTGAGACCGGAGAGCCGCCCGCTCCGGACGGCGCAGAGGGCACCACGGAAATGCTGGAAACGATCTACTCCGGAGGCGGCGGCTGCGTAGAGCTGTTTGGAAGAGAGACTGCGCTCGCGCAGTATTTTGAGCTGATCGGCGAAAAGAAGGAGCTGGAAACGCGCATCGAGACCATCAAGCAGACCATTATGCAGGACATGGGCGACGCGGAAAGCGCCGAGTGCGGGCGCTATTCCGTTTCGTGGGCGGCGCAGAGCCGCTCCACCTTTGACGCAAAGGCATTCGCGAAAGACCATCCCGACGCAGACCTCGGCAAGTATTACAAGCAAACCACATTCAGAAGATTTTCGATTAAGGAGGACAAAGCATCATGAAAGAGGGACTTATCCAGAACGCGCAGACCACGCAGGCCGTGAAAAGCGGCAAGCCGCTGACCATGCAGGACTACATCAAGAAGATGGAGGGCGAGATCGCAAAGGCGCTGCCGAGCGTCATTACGCCGGAGCGTTTCACCCGCATCACGCTCTCCGCGCTCAGCGCGAACAAGCAGCTTGCGCAGACCACACCGCAGAGCTTTCTCGGCGCGATGATGACCGCCGCGCAGCTCGGCATGGAGCCGAACACCCCGCTCGGACAGGCGTACCTGATCCCCTACAAGAACCACGGCACATTGGAGTGTCAGTTCCAGCTCGGCTATAAAGGCCTCATTGATTTGGCGTACCGCAGCGGCGAGGTTAACATCATTCAGGCGCAGGTGGTCTATGAGAACGACGAGTTCGAATATTCCTTCGGCCTGGAACCGAAGCTCACCCACCGTCCCGCGAGCGGCGAGCGCGGAGAGCCGCGCTTCGTCTACGCCATGTTCCGCACGAAGGACGGCGGCATGGGCTACGATGTGATGAGCGTGGAGGACATTCGCGCCCACGCGAAACGCTTTTCCAAGGCTTACAGCAATGGTCCGTGGCAGACCAACTTTGAGGAAATGGCGAAGAAAACCGTTTTGAAGCGCGTGCTGAAATACGCCCCGCTCAAGAGTGATTTCGTCCGCGCGGTGGCGGCGGATGAGACCGTCAAGACGAAGATCGACGCGGATATGTATTCTGTGCCGGACGAGACCGTGATTGAGGCGGAGGGCTACGAGGTAGACGAGGGCACCGGCGAAGTGATCGACAATGAACAGCGGGAGGAATCAATATGAGCTTGAATCGAGTTTGCATTATGGGCCGCCTGACGCGTGCCCCTGAGCTGCGCCGCACGCAGAGCGGAACGGCTGTCACATCTTTTACGATTGCCGTGGACGATGATTTCAAGGACAAGCAGAGCGGCGAGCGCAAGACGTATTTCATTGATGTTGTGGCATGGCGGCAGACCGCTGAGTTTGTCAACCAGTATTTCGCAAAGGGCCGCATGGCTATCGTGGACGGGCGCTTGCAGTCTCGCAAATGGGACGACAAGGATGGCAATAAGCGCCGCTCGGTCGAGGTGATTGCCGACAGCGTATACTTTGGCGACAGCAAGCGGCAGGAAGGCAACGACAGCCCTGCTTCGTACAGCACCGCAGGCGGCATGATCGAGGTTGAGGATGACGGCAACCTTCCGTTTTGACGGAGGTGCGGCATGAGATACGAGGTGCATATCGTTTCGCCGCACGAAAAGGCGGTCATTGTCTTGCCTGAAGTGTCCGAGAGTGACGCGACCGATATCGCAGAGGTCATGACGCGATACGGTGCGACGGTTTCCTTGCTGGCAAAGCCGAAGGAGTAAAGCGATGGAGCGAAATCAATTCACTTTTTACCGAAGTTACAGGGACGCGCTGCGAGCGCTCAACGCAAAAGACTTTAAGGCCGTTGTGCTGGCAATCTGCGATTATGCGCTTGATGAAAGCGAGCCATGTCTTTCTGGCGTCCCCTGCGCTGTTTTCACTTTGATTCGTCCAACGTTGGACAGTGGTCGCAACAAAGCAGCGAATCGGCAGAACAAAACGAAAACAAAAGAAGAACAAAATAGGAACAAATCGGAACAAACTCGCAAGGAGAAAGAGGGGGAGAAAGAGAGAGAGAAAGAGAACGATAGTTCTCTCTCTATATCTCTCTCACGAAAGGCTCCCACGCTTGACGAGGTTGCCGAATATGCCAAGCTGCGCGGAGGGCTGATTGACCCCAAGCCATTCTACGAGTTTTATTCCGTCGCCGGTTGGAGGGACACCGAGGGCAAGCCGGTTTACAACTGGCAACAGAAATTCCAGCTATGGGAAAAGCGCGAGCTGGAGAAGAAAGGGGGCGCGATGAATGGACATGGTTACGATACTGGAAGAGATACGAAAAAATGGAACGTCCCCGGAACCGTCAATCTCTGACGAATGCCCACTTTGCGGCGGCGTTGGATACACCGTGCGGAGATCAGCAGACGGAAATGCGGAGTACCGGGAATGCGAATGCTCCATCCGCAAAAGGAATCTGCAACGCATCGAAAGAAGCGGGCTTAAAGAGCTTTTGCAGAGATGCACGATGGAGAACTACCGCGCGACTGAGCCGTGGCAGAAGCAGGCCAAAGAGGCAGCGGAACGCTATCTTGCCGACTGGCGCGGAAGATGGTTTTACGCCGGAGGAAGTCCCGGCAGCGGGAAAACGCATCTTTGCACGGCGATGTGCGGAAAGCTCATGGATGCCGGATTACCGGTGCGCTATGTGCAATGGCGTGCGGATATTCCGGCCATCAAAGCAAAGGTTAACGATGCCGAGGCATATCAAGATGCCATTGATCCGCTGAAAAACGTCAAGGTGCTGTACATCGACGATTTTCTCAAGGGCACGGCGACAGAGGCCGATCGAAACATTGCGTTTGATCTGCTCAATGCTCGGTATATCAAGCCAAGCCTTGTGACAATCATCAGCTCCGAGTGGACGATCTCGCGCGTGCTGGACTGGGACGAGGCGATAGGCTCGCGCATTGCGGAGCGGTCGAAAGGCTGCGTGCTGAATATTACCGGGGCCAAAAACTACCGGCTGAAATGAAAGAATACCTGTGAGGAGGAAAGCATGAAACTTTTGATCGGCGGAAGCCCTTGCACGCATTGGTCGATCGCGCAGACCAAGAACCGCGAGACCGAGGCCAGCGGCATAGGCTGGGAACTGTTCCTGAACTACCGCATTGCCCGCGACAAATACAAACCGGACTATTTTCTCTACGAGAACAACAAGTCCATGTCGCCCGCCATTCGGACGCAGATTACGGCGGAGCTGGGCGTGGAACCGGTGCTTATCAACTCCGCTCTGGTCTCCGCACAGAACCGACAGCGGCTCTACTGGGTCGGCAAGCGTGAGCCGGACGGTACATACAGCCAAGTCCATGTGGAACAGCCGGAGGACCGTGGGATCCTTTTGCGCGACATTCTGGAGACGGGCGTTGCATGGAGGGAAAAATCCTATACGCTGGACGCGCATTACTATAAATCGGCAGGCGTTTACAATCCCAAGAAGCAACATAGTTATTCGCGCCTCATGGCGGCGGAGCCGGTGAGGATCGGCACCATTGAGAACGACGCAAAGAGGCAGGACTTCGACAGCCAGCAATACCGTGTTTACAGCCCTGACGCCAAAAGCGTGACCCTCTGCGGCAACGGCGGAGGGCTGGGAGCAAAAACCGGGCTTTATGCCGTGCCTGTGGCTGGGCGCGTCGTGGGACGCAGGATCAACGAGCAAGGCCACCGCGACGATTACAACGAAGCGATCCCACATTTCCAGTATTTCGAGGTAAACGAAGAACCGCAGAAAACCAACTGCCTGACAACCGTTCAGAAAGACAATATGATTGCCGTCCCCGTTATCCCGGACGGGAAAGGGCAGTTTGTAATTAAGGCGGCAGGCGGAAAAGAAATCCCAGTTTACGAGGTTCGCGGCGGGCGGATCACCATCAAAGGAAAGACATACCCCATTAAACTGGCAGACGGATTTTACATCATTCGCAAGCTGACCGTGACGGAATGTAAACGCCTTCAGACCGTGCCGGACACATACGCCTTTCCCGTCAGCGACACCCAAGCGTATAAAATGCTGGGCAACGGCTGGACCGTGGACGTGATTGCCCACATTATGAGCCATTTTACCGGGCTGACGGAGGAGCCGGTGGAAGTGCTGTCGATGTACGACGGCATGAGCTGCGGGCATATCGCGCTGGACAAGCTGCGCGCGGAGATCACCGCCTACTATGCGACCGAGATCGACAAGTACGCCATCCAGACCACACAGCACAATTTCCCCGAGACCATCCAGCTCGGCGATGCCTTTCAGGTGAGAGAGGAAGGGTGGACGCTATGAGCCTTTCTGGTTACACCAACACGCCGATCCTGCCCGAGAAAGCCAAAGAGCTGATGTCCCTTGATACCGAGTACAAGGAGATCATCACCTACGGCAAGATCGAGGAGTGGTTCACAGCATGGGACGGGAAAGTCTATGTGAGCTTTTCCGGCGGCAAGGATTCAACCGTGCTGGCTTACCTTGCCGCAAACTGGCTCTCACATTTTCGCACACCGCCGTGGCCGCTGAACCTCGTATTTGTCAATACGGGGCTGGAATATCCAGAAATTCAGAAGTTCGTAAACGAATATACGGACTGGCTGCGGAAGAAGTTCCCGCGGATCGACGTGCAGCTTGTGCGGCTGCGGCCGAAGATGAATATCCGGCAGGTGTTGACAAAGTACGGTTATCCCGTCATCGGCAAAAAACAGGCGCGCTTTATCCGCGATTTACAAAACGCGCACGGGCAGAACGATGCAACGGTCAATCTGTATCTGACCGGATACAACCGGAAGGGCGTTTACTGCTCGACGATGAAACTGGCGGACAAGTGGCATTATCTTAAGGATGCGCCGTTCCGCATTAGCGAGCAATGCTGCGACGTGATGAAAAAAGCACCCGCCAAGCGATACGAAGCTACGAGCGGATGTGTGCCATTTACCGCGATGATGGCGAGCGAGAGCCAGCAGAGAGAAAAAGAGTGGAAGCGCACGGGATGCAACGCCTTTGACGGCAAGCGCCCCATGAGCAAGCCAATGAGCTTCTGGACAGATCAGGACGTGCTGCGGTTTATCGTAGACCGCGAGCTACCTATCGCCAGCGTATATGGCGACATTGTAGCAAGCGACGGCGAGAACGACTACGACGCAACGCTGGTGGACTGCCCGCTGCATTGCACGGGCTGCCAACGAACAGGATGTATGTTCTGCGCGTTCGGGGCTCATCTCGAAAAAGGCGAGAATCGTTTTAAGCGCATGAAGCACACGCACCCGAAGCACTATGAGTTTTGCATCGGCGGCGGGGAGTTTGACCCCGCGGATGGGCTATGGAAGCCAAACGAAAAGGGGCTTGGCTATGGTCGGGTTCTGGATTACATCGGAGTGAGGTATTGAGATGAAGGGAGGAGCTATGAGAGATCAAGATCTCGTAAATGCGCTGCGTGAGCACGCAGAATGGGCGGAGGGGAACCAGTGGGGAACGCCCATTACCCTGTGCGACGATCTGGCGAAAGCCGCTGATCAGATTGAAGCGCAGGCGAAAGAAATTGACGCACTGCGGAACGAACTGTGCCTGAAATGCGGAAACTACACGCTGGCCCATGAGGGGGCCTGTAGCGGATGTCGTTGGAGGAGGTAAGAAGATGGACGCGTTAGAATTTTTGAAAGAAAGAAAAAGGATGTGCAAATCATACCCGCGTTGCGACGGCTGCCCGCTCAGGGAACCTAATTGCAATCTTACGACAGACGAAGATTATACGAGGGCTATCATAACCGTTGAGCAGTGGTCGAAGGAGCACCCGCGCAAGACGCGGCAGAGCGTGTTTCTGGAGCAGTGGCCGGAGGCGGAGATTAGCTTTACGGATGGCTGTCTGACTTTGAACCCCTGTAAATTTTACAAAAAGATGCGAAAAGAGTGCGTTGGAAGGCTGTGCTCTGATTGCCGCCGCGAGTTCTGGATGCAGGAGGTGGATTGATGGAACGACTGACGAAACGAGACACCGATGGACAGGCAATGATGGACTGCGAGAAGTGCAAAGCGGATTGGACGGGTAAGCATGGTAAGCCGATGGTTGACTGCACCGCGCTGTACTGCCGAAATTGCCTCAAGGAGCGCCTTGCCGCCTACGAGGACACGGGGCTGACGCCGGAACGCTGTGCCGAATTTGCGCGAGCAGACGCGGAAGGACGGTACATCGTAATGCGTGATGCGGAGCAGGAGG